TATTTTATTTTATTTTATTTTATTTTAATTTTATTTAATTTTATTTTGTAATAATTCTAATATTTTATCCATTTTATTATCATATGATTGAAGTGTTTTCTCTATTTGTAATAAACGTTCCTCTACTTGTAAAGTAAATGTTGAATCATTCATAGTAAGCGTTATATTTTCTAAATTTGAAGGGACTTTTTTCAACTTTTTAAAAATATTATTATCTGAATTATTATCATTTGAATTATTATCATTTTCCAAAGTAGGTGTATTGAATTCTTCATTCTGACCCCATGTAACATTTTTACCCTTTTGTATTAAAGTGTTATCGTATAGATTTAAACCATTATTTTCGTGTGTATTCATTTTAATATTAGGATTCAGTTTTTCACTTTTGATAGATGTTTCTTGTGGTTTTAACCAAGTATCTGCATTTTCAATAGATCCTTGATTTGCTTTACTTATTTGTTCAACGTCATAATTTCGTTTTGCAGTCATTTCTTTAATAATTTTATCCATTTCACTGATTGGAGTGTCTTTTAATTTATCAGAAAACTCTGGCAGTTCTGGGACTGGTAAAGACATTGCATTCGTAAAATCCTCTTGACGTTTCTGTAAATCTTTTTCAAATTGATTTTTTTTTTCATTATGAATTTCCTCATATGTAATGGATTCTTTTAGGGGAAGGTCATCATATATTTTAATTTTATTATGTATTTGATTTGGATAATTGGTTCTGATGTGTGTTAAAATTAATAATATATATTTTTTATTCATGTCTATTAGATGTGTAGTCTTTGTTTTCTCTGCTGAAAAAAACCCTCTAATATTATCCAGAAAAACTTGAAAAACCTTTTCTTGAATATCTTTTGATAGAAATTTAAATATATCTTCATCTATAATTACATCCCAAAGTGTATCTACATTTTCTTTTTTAAGAAAGTTTTGTATGCTCATAAAATATATAAATATAGATTTATCTTTTTATATATTTTATTCTTGTTTAGTTATTTTATATATAATGGAAAAAAAATAGGATCTAAAAGATTTGTTCTTGAAGAATTTAATCCATATGAATATTACGATGCTGCTGATGATAGAGAAATTGATGATTCTGATGTAAATCCGGTAACTGCTGGAGGTAGAAAATCTATAAAGAATCATTAAAATAAATTTTTCTAAAATTCTCCATGTATTTATCCTTTAATATATGATGTTTCATATATTCTGAAGTAAATTTATCTTCTAACATGTGAACAATAAAAAAGAGTGAATATATTCCACATTCTGTGTTACCATATTGATGCTCTATACCTTCATTACTATCAAATTCAAAATTCATTTTTGGCGTTAAACCTTTACCTTGATCTATAATGCGGTCTACTAGAACCATAATTTCTTTAGGTGGTTCATCGCCAGTGCTGTCAAAAAAGAATATTTTCTTTTTTTTAATGTTAATAAACATCGAAATCCAATGTTCGCCTGGTTTGTTATGAGGGTCAGTATTAAATATTATTCCAATTTTTGTTTTCCCGTTTGCCAATTGATCTTTTACACTAAATTTACATAATTCATCCCAAACACATTCACCATATAATTTTCTTGTATCAAAATCAATTGGAGAAGGACCAATAAAATCAAAACATTTATAAGCTTTTTCATATTGTTTCATAACACTCATGATATCTACACTTGATAACCATTCATTTGGATTTTTTTTCCATTCTGGTGGAGATTCTGGTGCAAAAGAATCTGCTACATCACTATCCACTTTACCAAATGCAGCTTTTTGTTTTAACCAACACGATTCTTTATTACAAACGCGACCAAGGTGCTTGCTAATTTCTGCATGAATTTCTTTTGATAAAGTGCTTTTTATTTTTGCATCTGGATGACGTGCATTCCATAAGTCTCTTAATTTAAATAATGACCTATTAGTATAACAAGAAAACTCATTTATTTCACCTTTTGCTTTGGGACTACAATTTACCTTTGCCAATTTTACTGCTTTTTTCGATTTTCGACCGCCATATCGATTTTTTGTTTTATTATGATTCATTCTATTTTTCTTGCGATGTGTCTTCATATATATTATTAATATTATTTCTATCTAGCTTTGCAAAAGGGGGCGCCAATATTTTTTTACCTTTTTTAAATGATGGTTTATCTAAACATGGTTCTTGTGGCATTTTTATCGTCCGTAGCATTATCTTATCTGCTTCTAAACAATTATCTTGCTGATTTACTTCATTTAAAGATACATCTGTTATTACTTCGTTTTCTTCAGTAAAAACAAAATCCTTGTATTCAGATTGTACAAGATCATTTGTATCCTTGGCTTTCAAATAATGTATACAGGCATTGAAAAAATTATTATATGCATATTTGACGTCAGGTAGCAAATCTGATGGCTCATCTGCACCTCTTATTAAATTTTGAAATAAATGATAAACACGTTTTTTATAAAGTTTGCGCTCTTCTTTATTTACGTGCGCTGCTTTCTTGTTATTTACATGAGAATTGTACATTTCCTTGTTTAAAAGATAATCTAAAGTAACTTGATCGACAAAAGCTTGTGACATTCACCTTTACAAAGGTAGAGTCAAAAAAATCAAAGTTTTCACTCAATTATGAAACATGGATAATATGATTATTCATATATTTATTGCCGTGTTTTGATATAATAAATGTGCGGTTTTCATCTCTCTCCACCTCTTCACTATCTAAATAACAATGCATACGAATATTTTCTTCGTGATAATCACTACCTGCATGTACTAAATCCGCTCTAAATACCAATACATCGCCTTGATTTAACTCTATTTTGGTTGGCACAATTGGGTCGCCCTTATAAGTGCCTTGAATTACTTTGCTAGAGTTTTCCCATAAATAAATATACGTATTTGGTTGTAATGCTATCAATACCAATAAAGGGACTTGCTTACCCTTTTTAATACATTTTTGGAATTCTTCAGTATTTTCATAATCCGTATGAGGTAATTGTGGGTTACAGCCTGATTTCGATTCTATTAGAACCCATTTACTAGGCGTCAGAGAAGTGGATAGGTTTTTAACAAACTCATTTAATGAATCAATAAATTTTTTATTTTGTTTTGTTGACTTCAGATTACATTGACAACGCTTATTGTCATTTCTCTTTGAATTAAATATAGGATCAGCATGTTGCAATTGGTTTTTGAAATCTTCTAATAAATCTGTTGTAGTTACGAAGATATTTTCATAAATAGTATATTCCGGAATCGACATATACTATTCTAGATATTCCGCTTTAAATAAAAGTAGTAAAAAATAGTAAAAAATAGAAAAAAAAATAGTAAAAAAATAGTAAAAAAATAGTAAAAAAATAGTAAAAAAATAGTAAAAAAATAGTAAAAANTAGTAAAAAGTAGTAAAAATATAGTTAAAGGTTTGGCTCCACCTTTTCAAAGGTGGATTGCTTCGTTAAATCGCGCACTTGGCATCTCGTATTATTATAGAAAATCCCAGAACCCACTATATTTTTGTCTGGATTTGGATTAAAACTAGAAAAACTTTCATTTTGAAACAATAACTCATGCGGGCTTGGCTTTGTCATGGTTTGAAATTTATAATTATATAAATCACTATTGCTAGAAGGAACAAATGTAGCTTGGCTGCACTTTTGAAGAGCATAAATCTGATTCCTTAATTCAGATTCTTTATTGATATTGGATGCAAAACCAGACCATGGTGATTGTGTATTTCCTGGGTTAAAAACGTTGTGAACATTAAATGTAGGAGCTTGTACTAATGGCACTTGTACTTCCTTTCTGGGGTCAACAATTGGAAAATATGAATATTTTGTCATAACAGGTCTCACATCTACATAAGGTTGTAACATTTGGGATGGAATATTTCTATCATAAATTCGTCCATTTGTTTCCTGATGTATTTGTGCAACACTTTGATTTTCGGAATATGCGTTCATTGATATACATATATATATTATTTTTCCATCTACCTTTTGCAAAAATTTAAAATTTTGTTAAAAGTTGTATTGAAGTTGTATTATACTTGGCTCCACCTTTTCTAAAGGTGGAAAAAGTATATAAAGCCAATAGCACATATTATAATACGAATGTGCGGAATTTTTGCTCTTCTAAACAATCAAACAGATTTAGGGTTAGTGAAAAATGAGTTTATGAAAGGCCAGGGACGTGGGCCTGAATTTTCTAAATTAGATACTTCTTATATTAAAATGGTTCTTGGATTTCATAGACTTGCAATAAATGGGTTAAATGAAGCGTCTAATCAACCACTGGTTATCGACGATATTGTTCTTATTTGTAATGGTGAGATTTACAATTATATGCAATTATATAAATATATGAATATAAAACCTACAACTGGTTCTGATTGTGAAGTCATTATTCATTTATATCTTAAATATGGTATAGAACAGACTCTTACTATGCTAGATGGTGTATTTGCATTTGTTTTATTTGATAATCGCACTATTGCTGATGTAGATAATAAAGTATATGTCGCACGTGATCCGTATGGTGTAAGGCCGTTATATTACCTTACACAAACAAAACAAATTCAACCATTTTCTGGTAGTTTACATGGTTTTGCATCAGAGCTTAAATGCTTAGAACATTTTTATAATATTAATCCTAATGAACACAAAATATGTCAATTTACCCCGGGCAGTTATAGTATTTTCAATTTATCCAGCAAAGTCATGGCGACTTGGCTACCTATTAAAGAAAACATTGCTTATTTTATTCCATCTTTCCCTTATAGTCATATAATAGATGAAAATGATTATTCAAAAAATTTACTAGAAATTTATAGTAATATTTCTTATTATTTATCAATTGCAGTTGACAAACGTTGCTTGGCAACTGAAAGACCTATTGCATGCCTCCTTTCTGGTGGATTAGATAGTAGCTTGATTGCTGCTCTCGTTTCGAATTATTATAAACGAAATGATTACGAGCAACCATTAGAAACTTATAGTATTGGCCTTGAAGGTTCTGAAGATTTGAAATATGCTCGCATTGTTGCTGACTATATTGGTAGCAAACATATAGAAGTGATTGTAACTGAAAAGGAAATGTTTGATGCTATACCAGAAGTAATTGCAAAAATCGAAAGCTATGATACAACATCAGTTAGAGCCAGTATTGGCAATTATTTATTGGGAAAATACATTGTCTCGAATTCTAACGCCAAAGTAATTTTCAATGGTGATGGTTCTGATGAGCTTCTTGGCGGATATTTGTATATGAATAAATGTCCTGATGATATTGAGTTTGATAGAGAGACACGTAGACTATTAAAAGATATACATTTGTTTGATGTTTTGCGCTCCGATAAGTCAATTTCATCTCATGGTCTAGAGCCTCGCACACCATTTTTGGACAGAAGTTTTACCAATTATGTATTGTCTATTCCTCCGTATTTTAGAAATCACAAAAATGTTGGAAACATTGAAAAATTCTTACTACGAAATGCATTTTCCAAAGAATACTTCTTAAATTATAACCAAGAACCATTATTGCCGGATTCTATTCTTTGGCGCAAGAAGGAGGCATTTAGTGACGGAGTTAGCTCTCATGGTCGCTCCTTATATGTTATCCTTCAAGAGCAAATTACTGAAGTATTAAATATGAATTATGGAAATTTTACACCATCTATAGATACAGAAAAATACTATTACAAAATGATTTTTGATGGATTCTTTCCAAATTGCGCCACTATTGTGCCATATTTTTGGATGCCAAAATATACTGATGCAAAAGATCCGAGTGCAAGAACGCTGACATTTTATGAACAAATAAAACCAGATATAGTAAGCTGAAAAAAACGCACTAGCCTATATTGCAGAATATTTGCACGGAGCTTATAGGTATATGGCATTCTGGTTTTTCATATATAATTTGTAATCCATTAGGTAATTTTATATGTTTAATTGTTGTCATTTAATAATATTATATTATATTAATTTAATATAATATGTTTAATAAGCGAACAATACATAATTTTCAAGACAGATTATTTAATTTTTTTATTATAATATCTTGGTCACTTATAATTATTTCTGCGTTAGGATTTTCACAATATACACCTAAATTCTTAGAAAATTTAGATTATTATATAAGAATATACATTTGCTTATTTTTAATGTGGAGATTTAACCCTTTGAGAAGACATTACGAATTTACTGATTTAGATCGTAAAATAGCCTTTAGTGCTGGTTTATTTATTTTGACAACTACAGCATTGAATCAATATTTGAAAAATGCTCAAGAAAAATTGCAAGATATTTTACATGTTTAAATACTTCTATATGTCTTATTTTTTCCTTTTATTCCTTTATTCCTTTTGTAAAGATTCTTCATTGTTCTATTTCTTTTTGGCTTATCATTAAAAAATGTTTGCAAATGCATAATAATATGTTTACCTACTATTTTATCTAGTTCATACTCTTTTCCCTCCTTCTCTACACATTTGTATTTATATATTTTGAAAAAGCTGGTCATACTTGTTTCAAAATCAGTGTATTGAATGAATCGTTTTCCAATAGCAGAATTCATGAATCGATTTAGCATTTCATCAAAAGGTATATCATGATAATATGGTTTCAAATTTATATAGTAAATATGTTCATTTGACATACCAGGATGAAATGTATCGTCGAGAAAACATATTTCTGTATTAGCAGGCACTTTTGTACATCTAATAAAATCATGATGTGTCTTATTATGAGTTGTTCTACATATTTCAACTTGCTGACCATTTATCCTGAATGCAGCAACAATTTGGTCAATCAACTTAAAATCAAGTTTTTTATCAAAATATCCTACAATATGTTGCGCCCATTCGCGAGGTCCATTATTATTTGTGTATATCATCATCTTGTGACAACAAGAGGATTCCTTTTTTGTCTTTAAGTAGGTTAAAATATTTATTATATTAGGACGAAGTACTTCGGGAAATAAATCTAGACAATCATTAAAATCATGTTGAGACAAAGCAGTGAGAGATTTGTTTTTTATGTATTGGGTTAGACTATCCCAAAACATACCAAATTCTGTAAAATAACCAAGGGTTTCATCTAAATCAAATACAACTATTTTCATCACTAATATATGTTTAGTTTTTTGATTTTAAAAAAAACTTAAATAGAAATTATAATATATATAATATGAACTTTAACAATACAACTCCTTTAGAAAAGGTTTCCAAATTAAAAATTAATACTTCTCCTTATGTTGAACCTTATATTGAACCACCATTGACTGCAAGAAAAGAGCTAGACGATTTACGAGAAAGCACGCGTAATTTTGTCATTGATAATGAAGTATTGTACAATAAATTACAATCAGTGCAAAATGAGATTCGGGATCTTGTATACTTTTTAAAAAAGTTGAACTAAAACGTTTTTAGGATTTTTTCTAAAAGAGAGAAAAAACTTTTTTTACACATTTTTAACATTTCAAATGCAAATTATCTCCCAGTCCAACATTTTATTAATGGTAAATGTTTATATTCATTTATTTCATTAAAATGTATACCCCAATTACAATATTTGTGTATATTACCTAATAATGTTTCGTGATGATTTCCTTCTTTTTGTAATAAACAAGCAAATACTCTTTCAAAACTGCAACGATTATGTCTATTTAATACATAATCTAATAATTTACTAATATCATATTTATTATTAATATGAGTTAAATAATCGTGTGTAATTATAGACATGGCTCCAAAACAACCCGTCCATAAATTTTTGTTTTCATAAAATTCTTTCAATTCTAAATCATTAAAAACATTTATCATTATTGTTTCATCTTCTATTTGGTCCCAGTCATGAGTAAAATACCATAATAATTTATATTTTTCTACACTCATATCTATATATTTATTTATGAATACAGAATCATGAATTATTACAGCAATGTCAAATAGTTTATTATGTAAATAGTAATAATAAGGCAATAATTCACCTCTTTTAGGATATTCACTATTTATAATGCTAGTTTTATATAATTTTTCATTGGTTATAAAATTATAATCACTATTATCATCTATTATAAGAATTTCATTTTCCGGATAATATTGTCTAATAGAATCAACACATTTAATCCAATATTTATTTGTAAGTTCATTATTTACATGCCTTAATATAATAAATCCTATTTGTGTCATAGTATAATATCACTATAACAATACGAATATTTTTATAAATTAACGATTCATTTTGTTTATTATAATCGGCGTTTGAAACATTAAAATTTTCTAAATGTGGACAGAAAATTATTATATTTGCAAATATTATAGATAATCTATGACTGAATTAACAAAAAATGATTATATAAAAATTTTGGAATATTATAAGAAATCTATACCTAAATCGTCACGATTATTAAAAATGGGAGCGGAAAAAATATTGAATGAAAAACTTTGCCGATGCATCAAAAAATTGGATCCTATAAATGAAGCCAAGTCTATTGGCATTTGTACAAAAACAATATTTAACAGAAAAGGATTACGTCGCGGTCAATTCAAATGTAAAGGGAAGTCAACATTGAAACTTAAGAAACTAAAGAAAAATTATACGCGACGAAAATAAAATATATATATATTTTATATGCCTAGTAAAAAGAGAATAAGTATTACTAACAGACGTGCCAGAGGAGTAACTAGCGACTTGATGAAAATGGAAGAAGGTAGAGTCACTCCTCCATCAAAACAATCAACACCTCCACCTTCTGTTAAATTTCATCGTATTACACAAGAACCACAAATTCAATATAAAGAACCAATATTTCATCGACCTCCTGGATTTGATGAAAATAAATTATTAGAAACTGATTTAATAAGGAACGAATCAAAAGCTAAAATGTATTCAACTGAATTATCGTCACATGACCTGCCGCCTTTTCAAAACGCTCTAGATGTTTTTGAAAATCCTACACCAGAAAGGAGAAGAGAGTTGGCACGTGCTGCCTCTGAAGAAAGAAAAGAAGCGGAATTCAAAGCTGAAAACGAAACCAAAATTGCTGAACATGCAGAATTTGTAAATAGCAATAAGGTTGTACCACCACCAACTAGAACTTGGTGGGCTCGAGGAAAGAAAAGCCGGAAGGTAAAAAAAAGTCAAAAAGGTAGAAAAGGTAGAAAAGGTAGAAAAGGTAGAAAACATTCTACTCGAAGAAAATAAATATACTATTATAATATGACTACAAAAGTACCATATTATGATATCATTATTATTGGGTCAGGAATGGCTGGCTTATATAGCGCATATAATATTCAAACTACCGCCCCTGATACTTCTTTTCTTATTTTAGAAAAATTCCATAAACAATGGGTTGGCGGCAGAACCAGCAATGAAACATTTTACGGCACTCAAGTCGTAACCGGTGCAGGAATTGGACGCAATGATACCAACCCACTTCTCATTCATTTGATGAAAGAATTGAATATACCCTTTAGAAAGTTTCATTCTGTTATGGATTATTCAAAATTAATTCAGCCAGTCGATGTCGAAAAAGTTATTATACAATTACGAGGATTTTATAAGAGATCACCTGACCTACATGGTCTAACTTTCAAGCAATTCTTTATTAAAATACTCGGTCATACTGCATATAAACAATTTCTGATTTCGGCCGGCTATACTGATTACGAAAATGCGGACTTATATGAGACGTTGTATAATTACGGCATGGATGACAATAAGGGCGGCTGGACTGGGCTTTTTATTCCATGGAAACGACTAGTACACACCTTATACGATAAGATCGGCGCATCTCACTTTAAATTCAATAACAATGTGGTATCCATTCAGAAAATTAGAGAGAATCCTTGCTTATACGAAATTACTACAGAACTTGGTTCCTCATATCGCTGCAATAAAGTCATTCTTGCGACTACTATTAGTAGCATACAAAAATTAATCCCAGATAAGCACGGACTCTACAAGCAAATACATGGGCAAACATTTCTTCGTTTATATGGCAAGTTTAATAAAAAATCCGCAGCAATTATGCAGCAATATGTACCGAATTATACGATTGTTCCTGGTCCACTTCAAAAGATTATACCTATCGATGCAAACAAAGGCGTCTATATGATTGCTTATAGTGACAACGCAAATGCTATTGCATTGAAGGATCACTTGAAAAATACTACAGAAAATTGCGAATTATATTGCGAACTTATTGAGAAATCTCTTGGTATTCCTGGTGGTTCTCTCGAGTTGACTGCTATTAAAGATTTTTATTGGCCCATTGGAACCCATTATTATGAACCATTACGTAAATCACAATTTAAGACTAGAGATGCATTCTTAAAAGTGGCGCAACATCCTGAAAAAGGGCTACTTATTGTAGGCGAGGTAGTTAGCAGGTATCAGGGTTGGACAGAAGGTGCTCTCATGAGTGTGAAAGCCGTTTTGACAAAACAATGGATTACAAATGAGTGCTAACTATAAATCATATAGTAACCATGATAACCTATAGATGCAAATCCTAACATCATGAGCATTTCAAAATAACGGCGCGTTGTATTCTCTCTATTGTAGCCAATATAGACAAGTAAAGGTCCAACTAAAATAATATGAATCAAATTCACCCAATATGGTTTGTCTGCTTTCATATAATTGTAAACCTTGTACATATGATAAACTATTATAATTACGCCAAGTGCCAACAAAATTGGATACATTAAGCTTGGTATTTTCTCTCTAACTATACCAACATACAGAAAAAGTGTACCAACAATAAGTATATGAAATAAGTGAACTAGTGTCTCGGTATTCATAATATATATTATTATATATTATTTTCTTGTAATAGT